TGGTGGTGATGTCACAATGGACTGGACTATCACCGTGTTAGTTGGCAGATACACAGACCGTACAGCCTTCGCAACATTAGATGGCTACCTTTCTTATTCGGGTGCAACAAGTGTGCGTGCAGCAATAGAGTCAGACAGAACACTTGGTGGCGTGTGCCAAACCTTAGTGGTATCATCAGCAGCAGACATCTCCAGCGTTAATGCTGCCGATGCAGAGTTTCTACAAATACAATTCACAGTTCAAGTTCACGGTTAGGAACACGATGACAACATACAGAGTATTAAGCGAAAACTGCACTCTAGGAAAACAGGGCGATACTGTTACTGATGATCAACTTGATGGAATGAATGTGGCTGCGCTTGTTGATGGTGGACACTTGGCAGAAGTAAGTGTTAGAGTTTCCAAAACGGAACTGAAAGAAACGGAAAAATAAATCATGGCTGTAAAAGTTTTGACAAACGCACTCGTAACAATCAATGCTATTGATCTGTCCACGAAATCAAATAGCGTTACCCTGAATTACGAAATTGATTCGGTAGAGGTAACTGCTTTCGGTGGTGCTTCACACAAGTTCACGGGTGGCTTGCAAAATAACTCTGTAGAGATTGAAATGTTGCAAGACTTCGCTTCAGCGCAAACGGAAGCAACTGTTTTTCCTTTGGTTGGCACTACGACAACTTTGATCTTGCGTGCAGATTCGGGCGTGGTTTCAGTAACGAATCCAACTTACACGCTCACAGATTGTTTCCTTGCAGCACATACACCAATCGCAGGTGGCGTTGGCGAACTTATGATGAGTTCACTTTCGTTCACAGGTGGTACATTGGTTAAGACAACTGCCTAATCTATAAATCAAAACAGTTAGAAGGAGAACGCAATGAAAATTGCTTTAACAGTTGAATATCTTGACGGTACAAAAGAGGATGTAGAAGCAGTCTTTGCTGACTTCGTTGGCTTTGAACGCACTTGGTCACGAAGCGTTGTGGCTTTTGAAAAAGAGTTACGCCTCACCGATCTTGCATGGTTGGCTTGGTCTGCTCTTACTCATCGTGGAAAAACAAAAGCAAAGTTTGATCCTGATTGGATTCGTTCCGTAAGTAATGTTTCACCACAAGAGGAAAGTGAAATCCCTTTAGGGGATTCGGTGACGATTCAGCCCACTGGCTAATCATTCACCTTGCATACGAGTTTCATATTGCACCATCAATATTGATGCAAGAATCAGAGGCAATGTTGAACACGATGTACGCTTTTTTGCGTAACGCTCATAGACAGGCGCAAAGAAAGTAATAGTAGTATCGCAGGTTATGACAATCCGTTTTGAAGTTTATGGAGTGCAAGAGGCTGTAGCACAGTTGCGCAACTACGACCGTTCAATGTATGACACGATTATCAAAGATCTTAAAAATGTGGCTACACCTTTGGCAGCGAAGGTTGGTGCAGCGTTCCCTGATACACCGTTCCGTAGGGTGAGCAACTGGCATACTACGAATGAGCGCAAAGGCAAAGCAAAGTTTCCACCGTATGTAGGTAGTAAGGCAAGATCTAAAGTTAAGCCAGCAGTTTTAACTTCCACTAGAGGAAATAAAAATGGCTTGCTTCGTTTGCAACAGATGGATGGTGGAGCACAAATCTATGACAGCGCAGGAAGCAAAGCCGACACTAAAGCAGGGATGCGTTTTGTTTCTAATCTGGACAAACCGTTTTCAACAAAAAGTGCAAAAGGCAAAACTCGTAGCCGTATTATGTTCCCTGAAACAAAAAAGAATATGGGAATGGTTCAAGAATCTATTGCTCAGTCCATAGAAAAATTGAACAAAGTTGTGCAAGATCATATTCAGAGAGCAGCATAAATTATGGCATTAGGTGTAAACATTGTTTCCTCCTTTGATAGCAAAGGTATTCGCAAAGCCATAACCGATTTCAAAGCCTTAGAAGGCGCAGGCAATAAAGCAACTTTTGGTTTGCGTACTCTTGATAGTGCAGCAACAAATGGATTTAAAAACATAGTTAAGTACGGCGGTATTGCTGCTATCGGCTTAGGCACTATGGCTACCCATTTTGTAAAGACAGCAGAGGATGCTGCCGTTGCTGATGCCGTGTTGCTACAAGTCGCAACATCTATGGGAATCTTTGGTAGCCAAACAAAGTTTGTAGTTGATCGTCTGTCAGAGTTGGCTTCAAATCAACAGTTGTCTTTGGGTATTGATGAGGATGTAATCAAGAACACCCAAGCAAAGTTGCTTACATTTAAAAATCTTGCTGTTACAGCAGGCGAGGTTGGTGGTGCATTTGATCGTGCAACTATGGCTGCATTGGATTTGGCTGCTACAGGTTTTGGTGAAGCAACATCTAACGCAGTTCAACTTGGTAAAGCATTGCAAGATCCTATTAAGGGTATTACTGCACTTAGTAAAGCAGGCGTAACTTTTACAGCACAAGAAAAAGAAAAGATCACTGCACTTGTTCAGTCTGGCAAAATGCTGGAAGCCCAAGACACTTTGTTGAAAGCGATTGAAACACAAGTTTCAGGTACAGCAGAAGCATCTGCTAAATCCACTGTCAAAATTGGTTTGGCTTTTGGTGAAATTGCTGAATCACTTGGCACTTTGTTGCTGCCATTATTTGAATCACTTGCAACTTTGGTTAATAATAAAGTCGTTCCATATGTTCGCAATTTGGTTGATGTAATTGGCAAAGATGGTGTTGGTGGTGGAATCAAATTATTGGCTGGAGATCTACTAGATGCAACAACCAACATGGGTGCATTTGGCGATACCATTCTTGCCTTAGTCGCTGCCTTTACTGCTCTTAAATTAATCACGATTGCAGCCACCATCGCACAAACAGCATTTGATACAGCATTATTTGCTAACCCAATCGGAATAGTTGTCGCAGCAGTAATTGCTTTAGTCGTAGCATTAGTGGCTTTGTATGTTCGTTTTGAATCAGTGCGTACTGTTATCAACACTCTTGGTCTGGTATTAAAAACCGCTTTCATGAATGTTATTGAAGCCATATACAACGCTTTTGCATTGCTTTACAATGCTGTTGCACAATCAATTAATTATTTGATTAAAGGTGCAAATCTTTTCGGTGCAAACATTCCCGAAATTGAAATGTTGGGCTTAAGGGCATTTACAGTAATTGGTAATAGTGCAACAAAAGCAGCAGGAAAAGTTGCGCAAGTTACTAAATCTGTTCAACAGTTAGCAAGAGAGTCAGATTTACTTACAGGCAATCTAGTTATCAAACCTCCAGTTCCTACTGGTACGGGTGCTGCTGTAAAAACTTTGGCAGAAAACATTAAGTCATATCGTGAAGCAGTTTTGAAAGCCGTTGATGCAAACAAGTCTTTGGCTAATGCAACACAAGGTGTAAAAGATGCACAGACAGCATTGGGTGATGCCACACACAAAATTGAGTTAGCACAAAGAGGAGTAACTAAAGCATCAGATGATGTGACTAAAGCAATAGATGGTGTTACTAAAGCACAACGATCAGTTACTAAAGCATCAGACGATGTTACGAAAGCAATAGAAGGTGTTACTAAATCACAAACAAATACAGCGAACGCAAGAACTGATTATCAAAAGAGTATTGATGAGACCACTAAAGCACAAAATAATTTAACCAAAGCAACTACTAGCACTAAGAAGGCGCAAGATGCTTTTGATGCAGCCGTTAAAGGTTATGGTGCAAACAGTAAGCAGGGCAAGAAGTCACAGCGTGAACTTACTGAAGCGCAGCGTGACGCAGAGAAGGCTGGATACGATGCAGAAAAATCTGTGTTTGATTTGGCTGAAGCAGAAAAAGAATTAGAGGCAGTTCGTGCTGATGCTTTAAGCACACCACAAATGATTCGTGAAGCAGAAATTAATTTGGCTGAAGCAAAACTTAGTTTGACTGAAGCACAGATTAATCAAGAGGATAGTCAGATTTCTGTTACTGAAGCAACAACACTTTACGATCAAGTTTTAAATGGTGTTAAAGAGGACAGCGTCATTTACAAAGATTTGTTAGAGGAATTGAATGACAAGAAAGCAGCCGAAGCACAAGCAATCATTGCTGTTACTGACGCACGCACAGCAGAAGCAGAAGCATTAGTAAAGATCGCTGAATCATTGACAGCAGAAGCAGAAGCAGTTACGGCTGTTGAGGATGCAAGATACGCATTGGCTGATGCGGTTACTGCTGAAGGTGAAGCAGTCAAAGGTGTTGAGGATGCAAAGTTTGCTTTGGCTGAAGCAGAACTGGCTGTAACAAAAGCGAAAGATGATGAAGCGAAAGCGTCACGAGATTTGGCTACTGCACAACTAGAGGAAGCAAAATCTTTGTTGGCTATTGCTGAAGCACAAAAAGAAGTGAACAAACAAAAAGTTGAAGCAGGAAAAATGGTTGGAGGTAAAGCAGCATTAACAAAGGTTGATGCGAGCCTTCAGAGTGTTCGTGATCTTGTTAATACATCTCTTGCGATGGTTGGTCAAACTCAAGGTGTACGAATGATGGCTACAGGTGGAATCGTGACTAGACCTACAGCAGCAATTATTGGTGAGCGTGGAGCAGAAGCAGTGATCCCGTTAAACAAAATGAATAGGTTTGGTGGTGGTACAGCAATAAACATTTCTGTAAACGCAGGCATGGGTGCTGATGGTGCAGACATTGGACAGCAGATCATTGATGCTATTCGTAAGGCTGAACGCCGTAGTGGGAAAGTGTTTGCAGCAGCGTGAGCAGACCTACAACAACGGTTGAAATTGTCTTTGATGAAACACCTGTGTTATCAGGTGATGCGTTCACTTTAGATAATTCAAGTAAGGGTGTCTTAAACAATCCGTTCTATTTGCTTGATGGTCATTTAGATTTCAAGGATGTTACGAGTGATGTGCAAAATGTTTCTGTTACACGAGGCAGGTCACGCCAGTTAGATCAATACTCTGCTGGTAGTGCAACAGTAGATTTCATTTCCACTACACGCAAATATGATCCGTTGAATACTGCGTCACCGTACTATCCGTATGTAACACCAAGCCGATATATCAGAGTAACTACAGGTGGCATACCAATCTTTGGTGGTGTTGTAAGCAGTTGGACTTTGTCATACGAAAAATCTAATGTCAGTTACACGACAGCATCCTGTTCCGATTCGTTTTCTTTGCTCGCTAACCAATCTTTGGCAGCGTTCACACCTAATGCAGAGTTAGCAGGCTCACGAATCAACACAATATTGAATCGCCCTGAAGTGGACTTCACCTCAACTTTTGTGAGTGTTGATACAGGTACTACAACTATGGGTGCGTTCGCTATCACGGAAGGTACTAATGCTCTCAACTATTTGCGACAGGTTGAATCAAGCGAGCAAGGCTATTTGTTTTCTACAGCAAACGACACCTTCAAGTTTAAAGATCGTTCAACAGTATTGGCGCAAACAGGTGGCGTAACTTTTAGCGACACAGGAACACCGACATCTGGCTACATGACTTTGGATGTTGAGACTGGCGATGATCTGTTATACAACCGTGTAGTAGGTCAATCTGATGCTGGCGTAGCACAGATCGTTACTGATGCAACTTCTATCGCAACTTATGGTGTTTCAAGTTTGGATAAAACAGATTTGCTCAACAGCACAACGGCAGAAGTTTTAGATATCACAAACTTGTTGCTCGCAAAATATAAGCAGCCTGAAGTCCGATATACAGGGCTATCACAAAACTTGAACGCCTTGTCGGGTGCGAATCAGGTTCTTGTTTTAGGTTTGGATTTAACTGATTTGGCTACGGTCACAAAAACTTATGCAACGGGTGCGCCTGCATCAATCACCAAATATGTATTGGTAGAAGGTATTAACCATACGATTACACCTTCTGATCATGTGATCAGTTTCAGGTTTGCTTCGTTGACACAAGTTGGCTTCATTTTGAACTCTGGCATTTTTGGTTTGCTAGATATCGGTTCAATAAACTAATAGGCTACAATCGGAGACACTATGGCAAGACAAACTTTCACCGCAGGACAAGTCCTCACCGCAGCACAAGTCACCACCTTACAGGCAAGCGTATGGTCAGACGATGTAAACGCCCAAACAGGCACTTCATACACACTGGTATTAACTGACGCAGGCAAACAAGTAACGATGACTAACGCTTCGGCATCAACGCTGACCGTGCCACCAAATGCTTCTGTGGCTTTTGATGTAGGTGTACGCATCCAAGTTATTCAGTTGGGTGCAGGCGCAGTAACATTGACAGCAGGTTCAGGAGTCACTTTGACTTCGCTTGCAACTTCTTTTGTGATGGCACAATTTCAGGTTGCTACACTTATTAAGACTGCTACAAACACTTGGCTTGCTGATCTTGGTGGCGGTGGTGGCGGTTCGGGTGACGGAGATCAAATAGTTTTAGCAGTTCAAGTCTTTAGTTAGGAGCAATCATGGCAAAAACATTTACAAAAGCAATCCTTTCAGGTAGCACATCGGGCAAAGGTGTGTTGGTTGTGGCTACTGCTACAGCAGGAACTTTGATTCATACGGCTGTTGCAGGCGCAGTATCGTTAGACGAGATTTGGTTGTATGCAGTAAATAGTTCTGCATCGTCTGTCAAACTTACGATTGAGTACGGTAGTGCTACTGCACCTACTGACAACATTGAAGTAACCGTTTTACCTGAAGCAGGACTTGTAACAATAATTCCAGGACTGTTGATGAATGGTGGATTAACAGTCAAGGCTTTTGCTGGTACTGCAAGCGTTATTACTGTTCACGGCTTCGTAAATCAGATCGCATAGTTATGCCTGTACCTTCTGGATATGTGAGCGGTCAAGTTGTTCAGGCTGTTGTTGGTGTTGGCAAAGTTTTGCAAGTTGTTAGCACAACAAAAACAGACACATTTTCTACAACATCAACAAGTTTCGTAGATGTAACTGGATTGAGCGTCAGCATCACACCAACAAGCACTACAAGCAAGATTTTCGTGCAAGTGACTGCACCCGTTGGTCAAAGTGCCAGCATTGTTAGTATGCGTTTGTTGAGAGGTTCAACAGCGATTGATGTTGCCGATGCTTCTGGCACAAGACCGTTAGGATTTGCGTATTCTGATAGTTCGGCAAGTAGTCAAAGTTTTGTTTTAGCAACAAACTTTTTAGATAGCCCTGCCACGACATCGGCAACAATATACAAAATACAAGTATTGACAAACACTTCAACTATTTATGTGAACAGAACTTTCCGTGACACAGACGGTTTAGATGGCAGAATGACTTCAACAATTACTGTTATGGAGATTTCGGCATGAGCGATTACGCAGCGATTCTTTCTCGTCGTTACGCAGGCAAAGAGTGGACTTTGAACGGTGATGAGTACGCAGGTCTTACTTGGTTGTCTGATACAGCAAAGCCAATCAAGGCAACACTTGATGGTTTGTGGGCAGCAGTTCAACAAGAGATCGCTGATGAAGTGACTGATAAAGCGTCTGCTCGTGAAGCGTTGCTAGATCGTCTTGGTTTGACTGCTGATGAGGCAAAACTTTTGTTGGGTGCGTAATGGCTAGGACTCGTGACACAGGATACATTTCCGCTTACCCTGTTGTAGTTGCGTATGCAGAAGTTTATGGTGCTGCTACGGGTGGCACAAGTTCAAGCATCACCGTTAGCGGTGTGAATTACACGATGCTTACTTTTACGAGTTCATCAACTTTGACAGTTACCAAATCGGGTTTGTTTGATTTGTTTATTGTGTCGGGGGGCGGTGGTGGCAATAACGCTGGAGGAAACGGCAACTCAGGTGGGGGTGGTGGAGGCGCATCAGCACTTGTTCAATGCACAGCATATTTAACAAGTAATCAAACTGTAACGATTGGTGGTGGTGGTGCAGTATTTACTGTTGGAAGTCCAAGCAGAGTTGGATCTAGTTTGTCTATAGGTGGTGGCTCAACAACAGGGAATACAGTTGGGGCTTCGGGTGGTTGCGGATCAGGTGGAAGTTCATCTACAGGTGGGGTAGCAACTTTTAGTGACTTAGGTTTTAACGGTGGCGATTCAGGTCAAGTCGGTTCGTGTGGTGCTGGCGGTGGTGGTGGCGGTGGCAGTATTGGTGGAACAGGTGGAGGCGTTAATGGTGCTGGTGGAACGGGTGGCACACAATATGACGCAAGCGCTTGGCGAGGCGAAGTTGCATTAACCACAAAATATATGGGCGGTGGCGGTGGCGGATCAGGGTTTGCAAATCTTGGTGGAGCAGGGCAATCAGGTGGTGGCGGTAATGGTTCATCTTGGTCAGGTTCAATAGCGGGTACGGCAGGCGCAACCAATACAGGTTCGGGTGGTGGTGGTGCATCAACTAACGCAGTTGGTGCTGCAGGTGGCTCAGGTATTGTTCTAGTTAGGTTTAAGGTTTAGACATGGCACATTTTGTAGAAATGAACGGCGAAAATTGTGGTCAAGTAATTGTTGTTTCTAACGATGATTGCGACAACTTGCCATTTCCTGAAAGCGAACCAGTCGGTCAAGCATTTATTGCTTCACTTGGTATTGGTGGTGAATGGTTGCAAACAAGTTTTTCAGGATCGTTTCGTGGTGTCTACGCTGGTCTTGGGTACACATGGAACGGCACAGATTTTGTTATGCCTGTAATACCGACACCTTTGCTTCCTATTGAGGAATAAGTGCGTGGGTCACGCTGGCTGATCTTCGCACCAGTTGCGATACTGTCATTGTTCGCACCTTCCGCTAACGCCGAACCGATAGCAGGACTACAAACCACCTATTACACGATTGACTCTGTACCACCTACACAGTCAGATCAGATCTATTCCGTTTGCGGTAGTGAAGTGGAAAACAATATCAACCGTTCATATGATGGTGAGCCATATCAAGATTGCACAAACGATTTGTTTATGGTGCATATGTCTGGCTTCATTACTATTCCAGAGCATGACACCATAGAGTTTTGGTTGGCTACAGATGATGGTGGCAACATAAACATTGGTGGTAATGAGTGGGGCGATTGGGTTGATCAGGGTTGCACTTGGATGGAGTCTGGACAGATAGACATTAGTGCAGGCAGCCAGCCACTTGATTTGTGGATGTACGAAAACGGTGGCGGTACTTGCGTTATGTTGGCTTGGAACATTGACGGTCAAGGTTTTGCGATTGTTCCTGATGAGGCGTTCACAACTAATGGTATCCCTGTGGATACAACTGTTCCAGATACAACTATTCCAGATACGACTACAACTATTCAGGAGACAACAACGACATGGGAATCTACAACAACATCCACGACTACAACAACGACCACTTCTACTATTGCACCATCTACGACTGTGCTTGTAACACCAAACTTGACTACTACGACACTTCAAACAACTACGAGCGTGGCTTGGATCGCAGAAACGACTTCGCCCACAACCCAATCAACAATATCTGTAACGATGCCTTTAGTGGTGTATCCAACAACCACAGTCCTGCCAGAACCAATAACGACATTTCCTGAATCTCCTCTAACTATTGTTCCTAATGACACGATACCGTCAAGTATTCCTGACACGATTCCTAACATCATTTTGATACCAGATGTTCTGGACACTTTGCCA